TTTTAACGGGCGGGTCGCCTGGTCAACAGCTTTGAGTAATACCTGTAATTTCACGCTACTCATTCGTGTTTCCGCTTCGCTGGATGGCTTTTTCTCGCCATGTAATGAGCTCCGTCAGGCTCAGGGGGAAGAGCTCTGAGGGCGGCCAGTGAAAAATCACCGAGATATCCGCCATCAGGTCATCAACGGAGAGCGTGTCGGGGAAATTTACTGCGCCGAATTCGGCGACAAAAAACCGATCACCTTACCCGCCAGGGCAACGAGGTCAGGCAGCTCAAGCGCGGCGACTTCCTGCTCGGTGAGCGAGGGTGCGCTCATGCGCGGCAGCACTTTAATCAGGGCGTCGACTTCGGAGTTTGCCACCGCCGCCAGGCTGACACCGCGCAGCGTTCCGGCGTTCGGTTTAATCAGGGTGATGGCGTCAATAATCTGCTCGCCGCGTTTAACAGGATTTTCCAGGGTGATCACGTTGTCGTTATTCATGGGTTTCTCTTTTTAATCAGGCTTTGGGTTAACCGGCCTGCGCACCGGCCGGGGTGAACATTACAGGCCGATATTGCGGCGGTGCTGTTCCAGCCGGTCGGTGCCGTTGACCTTCTCCACCATGTTGAGGGTGTCGATTTCTACCAGCTCTTTGCCGTCCATCGTTAATTTGAAATAGGTACAGACGACCGAAATTTTCGCTTCGGTGTCTTCGCCGGGTTTGTTCTCGCCGGTGTCGATTTCCTTCTGACGGCCACGCATCACCACTTCAACGGCGACCGTTTCGCCGGTGTCGTCGCGCTGGTAGGAACCGGCAAAGCGAACCGGTACGGCATCGACGCCGGTTGCGCCGTACAACTCCCAGATAACCGAATCCGGGAAACCGCCGAGCGACCATTCCATCGACAGGGCATCATCATCGAGGCCGAGGTCAACCGGCGCGACACCGTTCATACCCGCCCCGCGATAGTTTTCGAGCTTGCGTGTCAGCTTCGGCAGGGTGATCGACTTCGCGATCCCCTGATAGCTGTAGCCATTGAGAAACACATTCATGTATTTCAGTTTTCGCGGCATTGCCATTTATCAGGTTCCTTAATTGCTGTTAACCGAGGAAACCAGCGTCGCCAGATATTTATCGGTGATGCGCTGGCGCAGGGTCAGATTTTCCAGAGGGGGAACCGGCGTATAGTCATAATCGATATACAGTTTTCCGGCTTTCAGTGTCTCTGCGTCGTTGGCGTCCTCGTCAAACCAGCAGGTCGCATCGACGATGTAGCCGTTACTTTTCAGCTCACGGAATTTCGCGTTAATGCCATCCACGATGTCGCGGATAAGCGTCGCGGTGATCGGCTTGTCGATCGCCCACATGTGCGCTTCGGCCATCGTGTCAGCAATAACCTGCGCCGTGCGGGTGTAGTTCTCAAACAGGAAAAGCGGGTCATCGGAACAGGTGCGGTTGCCCCAGAAACGAAAACCGTCCTTGCGAATCAGCGTGGTCACGCCCGCCTCGTTGAGAAGGTCGGCATCGGTGCCCGGCTCCTGCAAATCCCAGAACACTGAGGCGCTGATGCCGGTCACGCCATTGACGCCGACGTTAGACAGGGTTTTGTGCCAGCCGACTGACTGGTCGATGTAGGCGCGCAGACCGAGGGCGCGGGCGGTGGCGTATGCCGTGGCGGTCGCATTCGACACCGTGTCCCAGGCGAGGAAGTCAGGCCAGATAACCATTAATTCACGCTGGCTGAAGTTGTCGCGGTATCTGATGGCATCAGAGAGGGTCTTACAGCCCCACGCACCGACATAACCAAAGGCGCGCAGCTTCTGGCAAACGGGCGCAAGCGCAGTCGCCACCTCCAGCGTGTCGAAACCCGGCACACCGAGGATGCGGGGTTTTACGCCAGTGACGGCTTCGGCGGTCAGCAGCGCTTTCAGGCCGGTGTATTTACCGTTCTCGTCCGTGGTGCCGATGATGTTGGAAATGGTCTGCGCGAGCGCCTCTTCTTCATCGTCGCCGGTTCCCTCCGCGACACGCACGACGACGGTCACCGGTTTTGACTGGTCGGCGATGGCCTGGAGTGATGCGGCCAGCGTGCCTTTTTTACCGGCTTTGGCGATGGCGCTTTGCACACTGGTGATCAGCACCGGCTCATTGAGGGGGAAAGTGGCCGCATCGGCATCACTGGCGGTACAGACCATACCGACAATCGCCGTTGAGACCGTGGAAATGACGCGCGTGCCGTCGTTGATTTCGACGACCTGCACGCCATGATGATAATCACTCATCCGTTTAACTCCGTGGGGTTGGGGTGAGTGTTATTTTCCGGGGTGCCGGGGAGATGGGCTATTTATTGGGGTTGGCGGGCGTGGGGTACAACAGCAAACAAAAAAAGCGGGCACATGCCCGCCGGTGGACAGCCCTGGTGATATGACCTGCCCGGCTACTCTGGCTTAACAGGCCAGCTTATGGCCGGGGCTGATGAAATATCGACGGCTCCCAGAAAATCCAGATAATCCAGCCACATTCCGTACTGAGTCAGCTCATCACCTTTCAGACGCCCGATTGCAGCTTTGCCCGGCCATTGCCTGCCATTCATATAATCATTTGCATCAGCAATGTAAGCTGCCTTAAGCGCTGCGGCGCTGGCCACATTCCCGGCATGCTGTGCATCGGTATCAGTCACCCACTTCTCGCCGTCCCACTTGTCGTATTGCGTGGTGGGTGCCGCAGAGGTGAAACCATCTTTCATCGTGCCGATATAATCAATGGTCGAAGCACTGCGGTCTGTGGTCGAATAGACTGTTTCGCCCCGGTGGTCTTCCTGCTGTGACCATTTCTGGCCTGTAAATACCAGCACACAGCCATCACCCGCAACACCGGGGGCAATATCAGTTGAATGTGCCGGGAGGCCGACACCAACAGCCAGATACTCATCACCTGAACCAGTGTATTCGCCGGTTTGTGCGGAGAAGTTATAAACGGTGATGCTCCCTGCCACGGTCGCAATTTTGGTTTTATCCAGTACGGCTGAAGCCATTATGCAGCCCTCACGATGTAGTTAAATGCGATGTTACGCGGACGGGTCTCACCGGAGGAAACCCCCTGCCAGGATGAGGCAACCCCCATAGTTGAGTTTGCATAACCTGCCGCGCCACCACTGTTTGTGTTTTCTTCCATCGTACCGCCATCCCCTGCTGATGCCTGCGGGCTGTATTTCACCGCCCGCGAATTACTTTTACCTAATGCCGCCCCCGTCCAGAGAGACAAGGCATGCTGGTGTTCAGTAAATGCATGCCCCTGCGAGGACAGCAAAGCGCGTCCGGCGTCAACGCCGCGCCCGTCATCCCAGCCGCGAATGAACTCGCCGCGCAGGTCAGGCAGCACAAGACCGGGGTAAGCGAGAGCCAGCTTCGGATATTGGGCGGCGGTAAATGTCGCACCGTTGCACTTAAGCCAGCCTGCGGGCGGTGTGGATGCAGGCCACGGGACAGGTGTACCAACCGGCAGCGCTGAGCCATCGCCTAAACCAAGATATTCGAGGATCGCCGCAACGCTCTTCCCCGCCAGCTCGGTCAGCGTTTTATCAAGCGGCTGTTTTTTTGCCAGCTCCCCGGAAACCAGTGCGGCAATGGCAGCCTGAACAAACGCAGTATTCGCGAGTTGCGTGTCGTTTGAGGTCTGCGCCGCCGTCGGCGCTTTCGGTGTGCCGGTGAAAACCGGGCTGGCGATGGGTGCATACTGCGTATGCGGGTTACTGGCCGCGATATGCTGTTTCAGCAGATTGTCGGCATACGCTTTCACCTCAATGACGGCGTTATCAACATATTGCCGTGTCGCCAGCACGACCGACGGGTCGATTTTCAGCGTCACGGCGGCGGTTGAGGACACAATCAGCACCATGCGGATGGTCTGCGTGCGCCCGCTCCCCTCCTGCAACTGCGGCTTATAGGTCTCCGGGCAGTTCGCCACGGCAATTAACACGCCGTTATCGTCATAAAGCCCGATTTCGCGTATCCAGAAACCGCCCTCATTTTCCGGGATAACCTGCTCGGCGATAATCTGGCTGGCATTGTTCGCGTCAACGCTCAGCATATTCAGCGGCGCAATGCGTTTCTGGTTAACCAGCTTCGTTTGCGTGGCGTCCGGTGTTGGCAACGTGCCGTTGCCGTCCCCCACAGCCATTTGCGTGATGTTGAGCTTTGTTCCGAGCGCGGTCGCGTTCGCCAGCAGTGCCGCGCCCTGACTGGTCAGAATGGCAAAGAATTTCGCGGTCATGCAATTACTCTCATGTTATCGATGAAATGAATGGCCGAGGCCGGGAAATATTCCCCGCCGCCGGTAATGTCTTCGGGCAGGTACGGATAAACGACCAGCTCATCACCCGCGTAACTCCCCGCCTCGATATAGCACTCGCCCGATGTGCTCAGGCTGATGGCGAGGCCGGTCAGATGGCGGCTGGCAGGTTTGGCGTCATTGATGAGTCGCTCAAGCTCCTGATACATCTCATCGGTAATGCCGCCATCCAGCACCCCCACCACCAGGCGAAACGTGCCGGGCTCCTCGTTGAGCTCCCACCACTCGCGCACCTCGATAAGAAAACCGAGCGGCTCCACCACGCGCCGTAATGCGCTGATGGTGCCCTTGTGCTGATGGACAAAAAACGCGGAGGCAATCACCCGGCGTCTGGTGGCTTCCGGCCAGTCAGCATCCCACCGGTCAACAGACAGCGCCCACGCCAGATAGGGCAGCAGGTCAACCGGGCAGGTTTGCGGATTCCATAACGTGCGCAGCGGAACCGGGACGCGGATAATCTCCGCCGCTGCCTGCGCGGCGGCCACCTCCAGCGGCGACGAACCGACGGGTAACAGCCGGTCACTATTCATCGTTCCCCCCGTTGGTGATGCTGTATCCGGTGCAGAAAGAGGCCTGATGTTTGCCGAGCACGATATCGCCTTGCGGGGCGCTCAGCTCCACGCGCTGGACACCTTCAACATGCAGCGCGGCATAAATGGCCGACTGGCGAACGTCACGACCAAGCCGGTGCTGAGCGGTGATATAGGCTTTGAGTTTCTCTTCGGCAGCGGCGCGAATGGGCTCCGCTTCGGGGCCAGGGTAAAAATACAGTATGGCGGCCACCTCATACGGCACAATTTCAGCCGCCTGCACTGTCACACGGTCACCCACCGGGCGCACGTCCTCAGCGTTGAGCGCCTTTTCCACCACGGCCAGCAGGTCATCGCCCGCCGTGCCGTCACCCTCGCGGGCTAACACGGTGATGGTCACACAGGCCGGTGTCGGGCTCTCCACAGAAATATCCGCGACACGCCCGTCGGCGCTGCGTCCGTGGTACTCATAGGCACCAACCGGACCGGCCACACTCAGCCCCTCAAACGCCTGTTGGGCACGCAGGCGCAAATCGGCATCGGACTCCATCACCGCCGCCACCGGCGGGATGGCGGTATCGTCTGCCGGGGTGATGGTCAGACGCGCGGTGTTGTTATTCGCGGCAATAACATCGAGGTCAGTCCCGGCGGCGCTTGCCAGTGTCACCGCACGAGCTGCTTCATTTACCCGCTGGCGCCACAGCACTTCGCGGTAAGCGTTCTCCTCAAGGAACTTGGTCAGCGGCTCGGACTCCAGCGCCAACGTGCGGGCAACGGCGTCCTGCTCATCAGCAGGGAACAGCGAAACCAGCGTCGCCTTACGCTCAGCGAGGATGCTCTCGTAATCGAGTTCCTCGACCACATCCGGGGCGGGTAACTCGCTCAGGTCAACAATCGGCATGGGTTCAACTCACAGGAAGGGTTAACGAAAGGGTTTCCCCGGTGCTGACGAGCTGGCCGGTCACATTGACAACCAACCGGCCTTCGGTCTGTTCGGTCGTGATTTCACTCAGCGTGATACGCGGCTCCCATTTCAGCAGCGCCATATAACAGGCCACACGGATTTGCAGCGTGAGCGCCGGTGTCTGCGGCTGGTCAATCAGCGTGGAGAGCAACGAGCCATATTCCCGGCGCATGACGCGGGAGCCGACCGGCGTGCGCAGAATGTCGCCCATGCTCTGACTGACGTGCTGTGAATCGGTAAGCGTGCGACCATTTACACGGCTCATGCCGGTATAGTTCACTGTCACAGGGGGGCTCCTGTTGTGCCGCCGCTGTCGCCGGGGTGCTGATGGGTGTGAAGCACTTTGCCGTTGGACGACAACGCACCGCCGCTGTGCTCGATATCGCCGCGCATGGTGCCGCCTTTCTGCACCTCCAGCGTGCCGGTAATGAGCCTGTTCGTGCAGACCACCTCCGGCGTATCAAGCGTGATGCGCGAAGACGCTTTGACCAGCACCACCGGCACGGTGGCAGTAAGGGATTCAGATGCGGTAACGTCGGCGGTTTTGATGCCGCTGACGGTCAGCGCGCTGGTCGCCGGTTCGTATTCGATGATAGCGCCATCCGGGAAAGCAATATGCAGGGCGTCAGCCGAGGCTGACGGCGCAGGATGGTCATCGGAGAAAATACCGGGCAGCACAAACGCGGTATCGAGCTCGCCACCGACGGCCAGAATTAACACCTGCTCGCCGACGGAGGGAGCCCACCACATGCGGGAGCGACCGGCGCGCTGGGTCAGCCACTGGAGCCAGTCGGTGACATTGCCGCCGGTCTGCACGCGGCAGCGCCCGGCCTCTAAGTCAGCTTCGACAATAACGCCGGTGCGAATCATGTTGCGCAGCGTGCGCGCGAAGTCATTTAAATTTGGGAGTGTGTTCATGTCCACTATGATGTTATTTTTCTAAATCGCTATCAAAGTAAAGCGATTAGCTGAACCACTACCCAACTTTTGTAAATGTGATGATGTGCTGACTTAGAACTTTAAAAAGGAGATTGCATGTTTACCTCATTGGATACAACAATCGACACCATAAACAAAACGATTGGATTAGTCGTATTTCTCTGTATATTAATCTCAGGTGGCATTAGTGTTTTATTCAGGATTATATTAACCCCTCTAAAGATAAAAATATCAAACACAAAAATAAGCAAACTCGATAGTGAGTTATTCGACCTCCAACTCTTACGTATTTTCCATGGGATAAACGTAGAGTCGAAAAAAGATGCCGAGTTAGTTCAGCTCGCCATAAACCAGGGTATTCTGACAAGAAAAAGTTTCCGCCTTTTAACATTCGGCCCTGCAATAGGTAGATTCAAGAGGAGCAAAATGGAATTAATCCCTGTAGCTATGTTTATGCTAATCGTATTAACAGTCACACTTAATATCCTTTCAGCCATCAAAGAAACAAAATATGGTTACGCAATCTTTACCGAAGGAGTTCACAAAGTCCTAGTATCTCCCAAGAACATTTACGACCCAGAAGACAAGAAATACATAACAAAACGCGATTGCAAAGCGTTACCCAAAGACACAAAAAAAATAATTGCATCAGCATGTTTTTATGTCACCACAGACAATCCTGACGGCAAGGACGAACTAAACGATGCCATTAACACAAACAACACTGGCACAATAATAATCATATCCATTTCAGCCGCATTGATTTTCATTATTTTTGCAGGCTGCATCTCTTATAGCCAATACCTCACAACAAACAATATATTCTGCAAGTTCAAAGAGGAAATAAAAAAGAAAGCATAACGAACTAATTGTTCTTTATGTTAAAATGATTAATCATCATATCTTCTATCATGGCAATATCCCTAGTGGAGATCCCTAATAATTTACGCTCAGGATACTCCACTTCGGCACTTTTTGAACCGGGTTTATCTTTTAATCCGTACTGATGAACCCGCGCGATGCGCTGCACCTTCCCGGTAAATTCGACTACGGCCGCGCTGTCATTACCGCTGGCTTTCATATAGCGATTCGTGCGCAGCTTCGTGAACATTTCCCGCTTAATCCGGCCTTTCTTTGCGCGCAGCGGCTGCGGTTTTCGCTTTGCATACGGCGAGCCATCCGGGTTTTTCTGGGCTTTAATGCGCTGCTGTTGCTGCTGGCGCAGCTTCTTCGCTATCTCCACAGTCAGGCGACGACGGCCAGCGGGTGACAGTGCCGCCAGCAGCCCGGCAAGCTCATTCTCAAACGGTTTAAATTCATTCATGCCACTGACTCACCAGCTCGCCATTGATATAGAACTTATCCGGGCGTGTAACGGGTTCCGGCGGTGGCGGTTCCGGGAGGCACCGGACGTGAAGCGCTGAGCCGATCTCGTTAACCAGCGTTCGCTCGGTCAGGGCAAGGCTGATGCTGATATCAAAACTGCTGTCATTGTTGAGATCGGCCTCGAAGGTGAAGCCTTTCGCCTGGCCTGCGTCGGTTTCCATAATATTGGGCTGGTTCTCACGCAGCCACGCCAGCACCGGCACAAGCAACAAATCCGCGTCGTCGGTAAAGTCCGTTACCACCACATTGAGCGTGTAACGCTTTTCGAATGACAGCGAGGCGGCGAGCGTGGCGACAAGGTTGCCGCTGTCCACAAACAGCCGCAGCATCTCCGGGTTGGTTTTCAGCACCGGCACGGCATCAGCCAGGGCTTTTCTCAGGCTTTCGGGCTTCAGCATCTGTATCATCCTGGCATTGTTTAACGGCTTCGACCTGGAGCGCACAGCTTTCTAACGCGCGCTCAAGGTTGCGGATATCGGCACTCAAATCACCGTTCGTGTGTGGATCGCTGCCCGGCATCGGGCAAAGGCTGACTTTCGGGCAACCGTTGTAAACAGTCACCGGCACTGGCGCAGGAGGCGCGCCTGTGCAACCGGCGCACAGCATCAGGCAGATCAGCGCTGTACCAGCGGCGAAAGGCGTCATTTTCATTGAGTAACCTCGTTATGGTTTGTTCCCGCCGGGCTTCCCGCTCACCGGCAGCGTTCAGCTTCTGGCGCAAATCCACCTGCGCCCGTTCGTTTTTATCCGCCCGGTCGCGGGCAACAACGAGCTGGTTTTTCAGCATGCCGATCGTCAGCTTTTGCTCGCCTGCGACACGGTTCGCTTTCTCAAAAGATTCTCGCAGGGTGCCATTTTCATGGCGCAGCCACAGCAGCCCCACCACCGCAAGCGCCAGCACCACCATTAACGTTTTCATTGCGCCCCCTTAAGGCAGTAATCCCGCTCACGCTTGCGCCGGTTTTCCAGCCCGACATTTCTGGCGCCGTTGACGTAAACCCAGCGCGGCAGTTGATCACAGGCCTGTTGCCATTTTTTCTGGTTCAGGAAGTAAACCAGCGTCGATTGACAGGCCGCGCCGGTGCCGACGTTAAACGCAAAGCTGACCACCGCATCGTAAACGGCGGGCGGCATCACAACCGGCGCGCAGACCGCAAGACGACGCTCAACCGTCAGCACGTCGGAAATCAGATTTTGCGCCGCTTCCCGTTCGGTGATATCGCGTTTCGGCACCACCCCGGCAGTGTGGCCGATACCTGATGTCCATACGCCCGCGCTGCACTGGTAGGGGCGCAGGCGGCACCCTTCGAGGTCGGCAATCAGCGCCAGCCCCTGTTGCGAGGTATGGAGTAAACGAAAATCAGGCACCAGTGCCGCCAGCGCCAGCACGGCGGCCACACTGCAACGTTTAACGATTGATGACATTGCTCATTGCCTCCCCGGAAAGACGGCTCTGCTCAAGCTGGAGCGCCAGCAGGGCGTAGCTTTTGCGCCGGTAATACCAGTTCACGCCGACCGTCAGCACCACGCCCAGCGCACCAAAGTACGCGGCGAAATCCTGCGGCGTCATCGCCCCGAAAAAGGTCAGCGCGACGCTAATCCAGTAGGCCAGCGACGAGGTGATTTTCTCCATGCTCAGTCCCATAAGCTCACCGTTTCGGCAGTGGGTGCCGTGTCTGTGTCCGGCAGCTCGACGCCGGTGCCATACGGCAGCACCGCGCCGAGTTCGGCCAGCCCCGGATTAGCGGCGAGCACCGTTTCGACCACACCCTCGGTGCGCCCGTAATGGCGGGCGCAAATCACATCCAGCGTGTCGCCCTGGTGCGCATAAACCTTCATCAGATTTGCCCCACGATGCAGCGCGGTTTGTCCTGAATACGGGCGACTGACCAGCGCATGTCGCGCCACAGGTCATCAACCGTGGTGTCGATGCTGTCCGCTTTTTTGTCGCCTTTCGCGCTGGCATCCACACCGCGATAGCGCTCATACAGCGTGGCGGCTGTCATCGCACACACCGCGCTCAGATAGTGAAAAATGCGCATGCTCTCGCCGTCGATATCATCCGCCGGCACATCAGCGAGGCGCGCAAAACCGGCTTTCATCTGGCTTGCCCGCCAGTCAAAAAGCTCCGCGTTAGTTTCGGCTATCCCGGCTTTGATGGCATGGCGCAGCCGTGCCGGGGCAATGGTCTGCTCAAGGCGCATCAGCTCGCGCACGCGCTTCGGCTCGATATCGGGAAAGAAAAAGGTGTTTTTAATCACCGGCTCGTCACTGACAGGCGGCGGGATGACCACCGTGCCGCGCTCCGGCTGCTCGTTATTTTTTTCAATAATCAGTGTCGTCATGACTGCCTCTGAAAAGGATGGGCGGTGGACGCCGGTCGCAGATAAGGTGAAACACCCTCATTGACCGGCGTGCCGCCCTGGCGCGGGGCGCATTCGGTTAACCGGCGGCTTTGCGGGGGCGACCCCGCCCGCGTTTCGCCGGTGTGGCTGTTTTTTTCTGCTGTACGGTTTTCGCGGGTGTCTCTGGCGCAGGCTTCGCGACAACAGGCTTCGGATTCAGTTCGCGGGTAAGGCGCTCAATGTCCTTGCGTACCCCCGCGTTACGGTCGAGCAGGATCGCGCGCTGGAGATGCGTCATGGCGTCAGCAGGCTGACCGGCATCGCGCAGCGTCAGGCCAGCGACCTTATGCAGCCGGGCGCGAACCTCGTCGGGCATGTCGGCGGTGCGGGTCAGGGCAATGGTCTCCAGAATG